GCAAGTGCTCCACGGCTATCGGTCTGGAATACGAGGAGGTGCCGCATGTCTGACACCCTTCGCAAGGAGTTCCTGAAAATGCTCGGCACAGTCGCATGTAAAAGCGGGCGCGATAGCTATGACGTGTTCGTTGATTTCCTTGAGGTCGGTGCGCTTGCGATCCAGCAGCCGTTCACCTTCGACAAGGAGGTGTTCGCCGCACGTGAAGCCGAGGTCGTCAAGCTGTTCAAGAAGTACCATGACGGTGACGGGGCGGCGACCATGAAGGTATTCGGCGACATGCTGGCCTGTGTGGTCATGGCCCTTGAAGAGCGCACAGCCGACTTTCTCGGGCAGGCCTACATGATGGCGGAGTTCGGGAACAAGGACAGGGGCCAGTTCTTCACGCCGGACTGCATCGCCCAGGCCATGGCGAAAATGACACTGCACGACGGCATGGACGGGATCGTCCAGGAGCGCGGCTATATCACCATAAACGATCCGGCCTGCGGGGGCGGCGTCATGCTGGTGGCGGCATGCGCCCACATGAAGGAACTGGGCTACAACATCAACCGCCAGGTGTGCATCTATGCGCAGGACATCGACAGCAAGTGCGCGAACATGACCTATATCCAGCTGTCCCTTCTAGGTGTTCCGGCGATGGTCATCACGGGCGACACGATCCGCATGGAGTGCAGGCGCAAGGCGGTCACACCCATGTGGTCAATGATGGGATTCAACTACAAGGAAGACCGCCGCATGCGCGAGGCCGACACGCCTAAGCCTGAACCGCAGCCGGTGTTCACGGTCGTGGACTGTGACGCGAAACCATCCGAAGCGACGGTCACTGAGTGTTATTCGAAGATCACACAGCTTGAACTTTTTTGATTTGAAGGTGGTACACACCTGAAACGAAGTCCCTTCGGACGGTCTGAGGGGTGAACAAGGAGGCAAATGAACAACGTAGGTGAACAACTGAAAGCCCTCATGGCAGTGACGGCAGAAGAGCGCGAGGCCAAACGCAAGCGCGAAGAGCTCGAACTGCAAATCTATGAGGCATACAAGGAGGCGCTGCCTGCGGAGGGCGGCGCGAAGACCTTCGAATGTGACGGGATCAAGTTCGAAGTCAAGACAGGGTATCGGTTCAGCGCGGACGTGGAGGCGATCAAGGGGCTGCCCTTCGCCGACAAGCTTCTGCGCACCAAGGTGGAGTTCGTGGACTCGCAGTACAAAAAGCTGTGGGAACTGAACCGCGATGAAGCTGAGCAGGCCAGCCAGTTTGTGACGGCGACACCGTCCAAGCCTGCGGTCAAAGTCAAGGAGGTCGTCGCCAATGGCTAAAGGACTCACGACGAACAGCGTGTTGCTCAATCGCAACAACTACGCTCTTCGGGCAAAACGCCTGAAGAGGCACGAAAAAGCGGGGACGCTTGTTTCGGATGAAGAAAAGGGTATCCCTGGGGCGCGTCGCCGCTTCCAGAATACGAAGGGTATGTTCAAACCACAACCAGCCGGAGACACATTCAATGGCCAAATCTAAAAGAGTCAAAGCCGACTTCACGCCCAAGGCGTCCGAGGTCGTCGAGGAGGTGAAGAAGGTCAAGCCTACGGTCATGAAGACCGTTCCGCATTACCTGAAACACATCCTCTCACACGACGAACTGCTGGTCGCCGGGACGCAGATGTCCGAGGCTCGCCAGAAACAGCTTGAACTTGAAAACGAGCTGAAAAGCATCGTCGCCAACCACAAGGCGAAGATCCAAGAGCAGGCGGCAATACTGGACGTCCGCGCCCAGCTACTCAGCCGGAAGTACGACTACCGCGACACGCCTTGCCGTGAACTCTATAACTATGAGTCCGAGCAGGTGACCATCATCCGGAACGACACGGAGGAAATCGTCGAGTGCCGTCCGATGACCAAGGCAGAACTAGAACAGCTCCCGCTTGACTGGGATGAAGGGAAGGAGGCCGACCATGGCGTTCAGTCTTAAAGACGTATCGCACGAAGTCCGGCACCTGCCGCCCCGTATCGTCCTTCTCGGGACGCCCAAGGTCGGAAAGACAACGTTCGCCGCGAATGCGCCGGACGCGATCATGCTCCCGATCACGGGAGAGGAAGGCGCGGACGATATGACCTGCGCCAAGTTCCCCACGGCGACCACCTACGACGAAGTCATGGAGGCGCTGGGCTCGCTGGCTACGGAGGAACACGCCTTCAAGTTCATCGTCATCGACTCGGCGACGGCACTTGAACGGCTGATCTGGGACAAGACCTGCCAGGTCGAAGGCTGGCCAAACATCGAAAAGCCGGGCTACGGCAAGGGCTATGTGTGCGCGCTCCAATACTGGATGCAGTTCACGCAGGCGCTGGACTGGCTCCGGCAGAACAAGGGCATGGGGTGCATCCTGATCGGACACGTCAAGAGCAAGCTCTACAACGATCCGCAGTTTGAGCCCTATGACACCTTCATGTGGGATGTGAAAGACAACGCCGCGTCAGCCATGATCAAGTGGGCGGACTGTGTGCTGTTCGCACGGCCCAAGCAGTTCGTCAAGCAGGTCGGCGACGGCCTGTCCAAGGAGACGCACGCGATCGGAAGCGGCGAGCGCAGCCTGTACACGCAGGAACGCCCGGCGCACCCTGGGGGCGGTCGTGGGCTGTATGGACAGCTCCCCTATGAAATGCCTCTGACGTGGAAGGCATTCGAGACAGCCGTGGCGAACGCCGTGGCGCATTAGGTTTCAATGGCGATACCGCCCCAGGCGGCCAGTGACGGCCAGGGGCAAAGGAGATCAACATGGCAGGATTCAACTTCAATGCCAATCAAGTAGACGGAGATGTGCGGGATTTCTCGCCGCTTCCGAACGGCAAATATAACGCCGTCATCGTCAAGACCGACATGGGCCAGCCCAACCAGAAGGGCACGGAACAACTCAAGATCGAATGGGACGTCGTGGACGGGCCGCATGCCAAGCGCAAGGTGTCCAACTGGATCACCGTCGCATGCCCTTCGAGCAAGGAGGCGCAGGACATCGGTATGCGATTCCTCAAGAACATCTGCGAGTCAGTCGGCCTCGCGGGGTTCACGGACACGGACGAGCTGTGCGGACGGCAGCACGTCATTGACGTGGGCCAGCGTCCCGACGTGAACGACAAGACGAAGGTGTTCAACGAGGTCAAGCGTTGCTACCCAGCAGGGACGGCTGCGACGGCACAGGCTGCGACTCCGGCGGCAAGCAAGCCGACCGCGCAGACGGCTACGCCAGCGGCGCAACCCAGCACGGCCACGGCGGCTGCAAAGCCCGCGTGGATGACGTCGAAGAAGTAACCCCGAAGGGTTCGCTCCGTCCCGCCTAAAACGGAGCAAGGATTTCAACCATGATTACACCTGAACAAGTATACGCGGAAGTCGAGAAGGCCGGAAAGGCCAAGGGCGACTTCAACCGCTGGCTGGGCGCGTCGATGATCGGGCATCCCTGCTCGCGCTACGTCGCCTTGTCCTTCCATTGCGCGTTCAACAACGATTTCACCGGGCGCACATTCCTCATCTTCGAGATGGGCAACCTGTCCGAAGCCCTCATGGTCGGGGCGCTGACCAAGGCTGGCGTTGAAGTCACCCACCAGCAGGCGCGGTTCGACATGCCCGGCGGTATGGGCCATGTGGGCGCGACCATCGACGGCGTAGTGCTCTACGAAGGCGAGTACATGCTGCTGGAAATGAAGACCTCCAACGCGAAGGCGTGGAAGGAGCTTCACGACAAGGGGCTGCGATCCGCAAAGCCCCAGCACTTCGCCCAGGTGCAGTTCGGCATGGAGCTGACGGAACTCCGCAAGGCTCTGTACTGCTCCATTAACAAGGACACCTGCGAGCTTCACTTGGAAGTCGCTGCGTATGAACCGGCGGTGGCGACCAACCTCCGCATGCTGGCCCTCCGCGTGATCGGGCGCGAGGAAGGATCGAAGATGTCCGAACGGCCCGACTATTTCGAATGCAAGTGGTGCTCGGCGCACCGCATCTGCCACGGCCACCAGATGCCGCGCGTCCACTGTCTGACATGCGCCCACTCCAAGACTGCCGATGGCGGCGTGTGGAAGTGCGGACGGTTCGACGACGCGGAGATCCCGAAAGAGAACCTGCCGGACGGCTGCATGCATCATGTGTTCATGCCGTGGATGGTCAATATGCCGGTGCTCGGGTACGGGGAATACTGGGTCATGTATCAGGGTAAGACAGGGCGCGTGTGCAACTGCCCGTGCGGCGAGTTCCCTTCGGTGGACGGAGAGGCCGCGCCGGACATGATGACAAGCTCGATGATGTTGACCGAGTCGAAGGAGGGGCCGCTATGAGTCAAGAGTCCGTGAATCATCCACCGCACTACGGTGGAGGAGACAACCCGTATGAGGCAATCAAAGTTATCGAGGCGTGGAATTTGGGGTTTTGTCTCGGCAACACCGTGAAATACATTTCGCGGTCCGGAAAGAAAGACCCAGCAAAAGAACTTGAAGACCTGAAAAAAGCCGCGTGGTATCTGACCCGCGAAATCAATAGGAGAGAATCAAATGAAGCTAGTTAAACCCTCTGTGGAAATTCTGTACACCAACGGCTATGCGCTACAACTCATGGAGCTTGCCGGGCGCACCTGTTATAAATCCGAGGAAAGGATAACACCCGAGTCTGCCCCGAAATTCGCCGAGTCGATTATGAAGCGCGGGCATGAATCGGTAATAGAACACACGTCGGCCACCGTCCGTTTTATCTGCGACCGTGGCGTATCACACGAAATCGTGCGCCACCGGCTGGCAAGCTATAGCCAAGAGAGCACACGGTATTGTGATTATGAAGGAGGTCACGTGGCGTTTGTGATCCCGCCATGGTGCCGGATTCTTCCGGGAGTACCGTACATTTGCACCGATGATGCATCACTGAAAACCCTCACCGAGGCTAACGACGCTGAATCGTTTTGGCTCTACAGTATGCAACTGGCGGAGATCAACTATAAGAAATTGCGCGAACTTGGATGGCGACCCGAGCAGGCCCGGTCCGTACTTCCTAACTCATTGAAAACTGAAATCGTGATGACGGCGAATCTCCGCGAGTGGCGGCACTTCTTCAAACTGCGCACCGCGAAGGCGGCACATCCTCAAATGCGGGAAGTTGCAATTCCCCTCCTTGAAAAGATGAAGGCGTGTATACCTGTCATATTCGACGATCTGTTGGAGGTGGCACTGTGAAGCTGTTCATCATCATCGCGGCACTTGTCCGCTACTGTCAGCCGTCCGACCCGTGGGCTGGCGTGTTCTACCGGCAACGGGCCATCAGGCACATGAGGGGGATATAACTAATGCAGACCGAACACATCACCTTCTTTGTCGAGTGCACACCTCCGACCGTGACAGCCCAGCAGAAGGGCGTTGACTTCAAACGCCGCCGGTTCTTCACCAAGAAGATCGTGCGCGTCGCCGAGGACTTCTACGCGGTCGCCTTCCGGCGCTATGTCCCGATCACGCCCATGGACGGGGCTCTACGCCTGCACGTGATCTATGTCTACCCCTGGTTGAAGTCTGACACCAAGCGCGACCGCGAGCAGGGGCTTGTAGCCATGAACACAGCGCCGGACTGGGACAATATTTCAAAGGCGTTCTGCGACTCAATGAGCAAGATGGGGTTCTGGGTGAACGATTCGAGGATCGCGGACGGGCGGCTTCGGAAGTTCAGGGGAAACGTGCCGGGGATCGCGGTCATGATCGAGCGGATCACGCCCGAGACGCTGACCGACGGAGTCCCGGCAGGCATCGCGAACATCATCAAGGGCGGCAAGCAACTGATTTAGCCGGGTGGCTATTCCGTCCGCATGCGTTTAACTAATCAAAAATTTCACATGCGGACGGGTTTTTTTAACGACCAAAGGAGGGTTGTAGAATGAGCAAAATAACACTGACAGCCGCAAACGCGACCGAGACGCGCATAGCGGTCTACCTAGAAGCGAACGCCAGCGACATGCTGGCCGCCAAGATCAACGCCGGAACCAAGACGCTGGCAGGCGCGATGGCCTACGCCAAGAGCGAAGCCCGCAAGCTGGCGGACGGTGACGGCTGCGTATGCGTGGACGATGCGACCGTCTTCGGCTGGATCATCCATTTCTTTGAAGAGGATGACATCAAACAGGCCGCGAAGAAGCCGGCGTTCAAGTCACCATCTGGCGCGGTCAGCAAGAAGCCTGACCCCGTCCAGCCTGTCAAGCCTGCCAAGACCGCTAAGCCCGTCAAGGACGAAGGCCAGCTCACCATGTTTGAATCACTCTTCAAGGGTTAAGCCATGGACATGCGCAGTTTGACATACAGGGAGCTTGAAGCGGTCAAGGAGTATGACCGTAAGCACCACGGCGGGTATCCGTACAGGATGAACCGCACGCGGTTCTACAAGGTGCTGACGGCCAACGGCGCGGACGTTGAAATCCGCGTGGTGGCGGTCAAAGGAGGCATGAAGGCGGACGACCGCTATACGCTCTACACCAAGGAGGTCGTCCGGGCCAGCGTGGACACGACACGCCTCTATGTGTGCGACATGGCGTTCCACGGACTGGCGAACTACCTGGTGGACTGGTCACGCGAAGGCCTCGGGCACATCTACGAGTGGTCATGCTATAAACCAGACCAATGGTTCGGGCAGGCCTACACCGCATCGGCGGGCATGTGGAAGCTGTCGAGTGCGCCGGTCATCAACCCGGAACTGCTGCAAGAGACGGAGCGGTTCCGTTATTGCAACTACTCCGAAGCCTGCGGCGAGATTCTGGACTTCCTCAAGGTCTATGCGGCGCATCCGCGTATTGAACTGCTGGTCAAGGCAGGACTTCCGCGGCTGGCCGCCAAGGCGAGCATCGTATCCGCGATGGAGAAGGACAAGAACCTCATGCGCTTCGTCATGGACAACCGGAACGACATCGCCAAGATCGGCTACGGCGTGGACGTGATCCGCATGGCCTACAAGCGAGGCATGACGCTGCATGAGGCCAACAGCCGCACGAATGAACGCCGCCTGTTCAGAGGGTCACACCTCCCCCGCGAGATCGACGCGACGAAGGCGAACGCCTACCTGCGGACACAGCTTTCAAAGAAGTACGTGTCACGGTGGAGCTATTGCGCCTACCTCAAGAACTGCAAAGAGATCGGCCTTGACCTGGCCGACACGAAGGTGTCTTTCCCGAAGCAGTTCGACGTCCGCCAGAAGGCCGTGCTCGAACAGGTTGAAGCGAACCTGCGCCGGAAGCGCAAGGAGATGGCAAAGGAGATGGATAAAAAACTGGCGCGTAAGGCAGCCACGCTGGCGCAGCTCGAAGCGTTGCGCGGATCCCTGCTGGTCGTGCTTCCGAAGTGCGACGAAGACTTCATCTTCGAGGGTAAGAAGCTTGACCACTGTGTGGGAGACGGCAGGTATTCACAACGCATGGCGCGCGGTGAATCGGTCATCGCCTTCATACGATCTGCTCGCAGGCCAAGGGTTCCTCTGGCAACGGTGGAGTTCATCGTCAAGACACGTACTATTTCACAGTGCTATGGCTTACACAGCGAGAAGCCCGAGAAGCGGGTTCTTGATTTCGTGATGGGCCGTTTCCAGCAGGCGGCTGCGCGGTGCGTCATCCGCAACCGGAAGGAGTTCGCGATATGACGTGTATCAAGGCGGCCAGGTGCCGAGAGGCTGGCGTAGACTGCGGCCCAACATGCTGGCGGCATCCGTGCCACGGCAAGGACTGCAAGACCTGCGAAGAATACGACACGTGCGATTGCACGGAACATGAACGGAACGAAGCAAAGAAAGGGGTTGAGGAATGAGAGAAACCACCGAGGAGGAATGCGTTGACTCGTCCATGGCTGCCAAGGTCATGACCTGCGCCGTGCTCGGAGTCTGCATCGTCGTTTTCACCCTGCTCTATCCGCTGTGCTGGGTAGCCGAAAAGCTCCAGTTAATGGCACGTGACTGGAGGAAAGCGAAATGAACACCTGCCCGTTTGTCTGCGACACCCTCAAAGGCAACCGATGCGACCTGACCAATTCACCCTGCAACCACGCACGCCCCTGTCATCTGGCATGGGAAGCGGAAGACGAAAAAGAGGACGAACAAGTTAAACACGAAATGGAGACCGAGGAACAATGAGCACACCCTACACCCTGAGACGTAACGAGTACATCAAGAAGAACGCGACCTGCAAGTACTGCGACATCAAGTCATGCGGCAACCGCCGCCATCCATGCCCCTACTTCCAACCCAAAGAGGCCTTCACGCGCAAGATGCTGACCGCCCTCGGCGTACCCGTGAAAGGGAAGAAGCGCGCATGATCGACGCACGGCCATATCAACTGGACGCCGTCGCCTCGGTCTGGCGATTCATGGAGCGCGGCTACGGCAACCCCGTTGTCGTCGCCCCGACAGGCGCGGGCAAGTCCATCATCATCGGCTTGATCGTTGGCGACGCCATCCGCATGTATCCGCCGACGCGGTGCCTTGTCCTGGCCGACGCCAAGGAGCTGATCGAGCAGAACGCAGAGGCCTACGCCTCCGTCTCTCCCCTGGCTCCGTATGGCATCTATTCGGCATCGGTCGGGCAGCGCGATTTCGTGAACAACGTGACGTTCGCCCAGATACAGAGCTGCTATTCACAGGCTGGCATCTTCGGGTATGTGGACTTCATCATCGTGGACGAATGCCACATGATCAATCCGAAGCAGATGGGCATGTACCGCACGTTCATCGACACCCTCAAGCAGGTCAACCCGAACCTAAAGGTCGTCGGCCTGACCGCCACGCCGTACCGCCTCGGGCACGGCTATGTGTTCAAGGGCGACGACACGATATTCCATGGCGTGGCCTATGACATCGGCATCGAGACGCTGATTAAAGAGGGGTTCCTGGTCATGCCGATCGCGCGCGCCGGGACGGTCCATGCCGACACGGCCAACATCGAGCACAGCTCCAACGGCGAGTTCAAGGAGGCTTCGGCGCAGGTCGAATTCTCGCGGATCACGGAGGCGGCCGTAGCTGACATGGTGGCGCGTCTGCCGGACCGCAAGAGCGTGCTGGTCTTCGCGTGTTCGCTGGCCCATGCGGCGGAGATCGCCGGACACCTCCGCGCCATGGGAGAACAGGCCGTGGACGTGGTGACAGGCACGACGGCCAAGGACGAGCGCGAGGCCATCGTGGCCCGTGTCCGTTCCGGCGCCACGCGCTGGCTGGTCAACTGCGCGGTGTTCACCAAGGGGTTCAACGCCAAAAACATTGACGCGGTCGTCCTTCTCCGGGCGACCGAGAGCGCGGCCTTGTATGTCCAGATGGTCGGGCGCGGGCTCCGTCCGTTCCCTGGCAAGATGGACTGCATCGTGCTGGACTACGGCGAGAACGTGACGCGCCATGGACCGATCAACGGCATCAAGCCGAAGGAGAAGCGCGAGGGCGGCGCGAACGCACCCCGGGACGTGATGGCTAAGGAGTGCATCGCGTGTCATGCCCTGATCGCCATTGGCTGCAAGACCTGTCCGCATTGCCAGGCGGCCCAGCCTGTGGCAGAGGCGCAGCCGAACCACGGGGACAGGCCGAGCGACGCGCCGCTGATCGGGACGGCCGAGCAGTGCATCTGGAAGGACGTGCTGGACGTGCAGTACGCCATCCACGGGATGCACACGGTTTCCTCACGGCGGTCGATGAAGGTCAGCTACCGAGTCGGCGCGGCTGAATGGATCAATGAATGGGTATGCCCAGAGCATCAGGGCTACGCCCGGGACAAGGCGGCGCACTGGATGGGGCGGCGCGGGTACAATCTCATGGACGTGGACGCGGCGCTGACGACGGAATGGCCTATGCCGAAGCGGATCAAGGTCAAGTATGGTGGCAAGTGGCCGGAAGTGATCGAAGACGAAGTATCAATTTTTTAACAATTAGGATTCAATGGTTCTAACAGTATTCAATAAGAAGCTGACTACGTTGACAGGCGAGGTCTACGAGGTCGGGAAGTACATCACAATCGGCCTGCACATGATTAAAAAGCGCAATGGTGAATGGGACTCGACAACCGAGTACTACATCAAAAGCTTTTCGATCTTGGGGCCAGGCCTTGACCGGGCCAGCATCGGTATTCAGGGACGCTTCAAGGGCGACTCGACTGAAACAGGTCTGTGCGGCCCCAGCGTCAAAAACCTAGTCGAGCCGGTCATGATTCACCGGCTTGACGCGGACATGCTTCGACACAAGGCCGGCAAGGGCAAGAAGTCGCGCTTTGTAGGCAGTTCAGACGGCTATATCTGGCTGCCCGACTTCATGATTTTTGATGACCCTTACAAAATCCTTCACTGGGCGGCCGATCCGCAGTACACGCATTTCAAGGAGCCGCACG